GGTCTGCAGCATCCACTCGTAATGCCATACCGCTGTCGGCTCGATCATGGCATATGCCTTGGCATCAGCGTCAGCGTAGGTCTTGGCGTAGTCGCGCAGATCCTTGTACCCGCCGCGTTGGTTCTGGAAGCCCGGCAACGACACGGCTTTACCGTTGTTATCCTGTGCCAGCGCGTAGCACGGAAGGTAGGTATGGGCGCGGATATTGCCGTCATAGTCGCAGCAGACCGGGTGGATTTTGTATCCGGCTATCGGGAATGTGGAGACAGCCAGAATGCCGTCCTGATCGTAGTAGTAGAAAGGATCGACTTCGACAGCAACGTAGTCGCCCATGCTTCCGTCCTCGGCATAGTCAGCATCCCCTTCGTAGGCGTTGACCGTGAACGTGGCTTTGCTCTCGCCGCTGACAACGCTCCACGAACCAACGCACTTGCGACGGTTGAAGGGCGCATACGCATCGAAGTCGGAGCTGCCCTGCACCAGGTCAGTGCTGGGCGTAGCCGTCATGCCCACGGCATCATACAGGCGCGTCAATGTGCGAGAGCTTCCACCTACGCCAGATACACCGAAACGCTGAGCGCCGATGTCGTTGATGCCGACCGCGCCGATATTCTGCCGTGCAGTGTATTTCTCCTGTTCGGTCAACGTCTGCGCTGTCACACGTACAGTCTCCTCAAACTCATCATACACGCCGCCGCTGGTTACCGGGTTGGTGCTGTCCTCCGTAGGCACCTGGTCGAAGGTCAGAAGATTCTGCTTTTGCGCCAGCAGCGCGTCCGTCTGGGCCTTGGTGTATCCCTCGCCGGAACCGCCGCCGCCATTGCCCCACAGCAGTGTATCAATCCAGCTCATGTCGCGCCTCCTATCCTATCCACGGCACCCATTCGCCGCCCGCGCTCAGCTGCCATTTGCTGCCGCCGCCCGCAATGAACGCCATGCTGCCCGGCGTGTAGTCCGTGCCGATGCTGTCCAGGTCGCTTGAATCCCGTATCATGATGGGTACGATTTGGGCATTCCGAACCAGAACGCCGTCGCTGTCCACATAGTGTATCAACGCCCTGGGCTCCAGCGTGGGAGGATTCGCGTTTTCATAGATGCTGTCCATACATTTCACCTTCCTATTCGTTATCGAATCGCACGTCGCCCTCCGCATCCCGCCGCGCCAGAATCTCCGGCACCATATCCGGCGTAATCAGCGGGCACAGTTCGAGGAACGTCTGTTCGTCCAGATAGCTCGCCATCTGCACCAAGTTCGTGACCTGCTCCGTCTGATTGGCAATGCGGTTGCGCTTAAATTGTGGCACCGCTTCAATGCCCTGCAATGCAAGTATGTGCTGTACGAACACAATCACCTGGTACTCAAAATCGTCTGCCTCCTCGTCCATCGGCTGATAGGCGGCATTGATTTGAGTAGCAGTAACCTGCCCGGCGGCCACATCCTCCGGGTTGAACGCACCGAAGTCCCGGTAAATGCTCGACGCTATCCTGTTCAGGGCAGCTTCACGGGCATTGTACGGTATCTCCTGTGCGTGCGGTGTAACGTTGGAATTGTCCGTATCAGCAATCACCACATGGTTTATGCGCATCCTGTCCAGGAACTTTTGGACATCTGCGTCATCCATTCCAAGTGCGTTGCCGATAATCCAGTACATTTGAGCGCAATCTTCGAGGTCATTGGCGAAGCCGCTCTGAATCAGGTCAAAAGCATCAATCGCCGCCCTCATTCCCACGAGGGCGCTCTGGCGATTGCGATTGCCGTACATCGGCACGATAGGGAGAACGCCATAATTGGCCTCGCCTATCACTTCATCCCCACCAGCTTCGGTGTGCTGGATGGTCTGGCGGTAAGCTCGCTTCTCCTCCACCACTTGCAGATTCAGGCCAATCGTTCCACGCGCCGACCTGTACTTGGTATAGCCGTCCTCCTCGTAAAGCACCGCGAATGTGGGCTTGCGCCGTTTGTCCAGGCACCAAAACCGTATGCCCGCCCGCAGACTGCCGTCTTCCTCATCCCAAAACGGCACAAACTCCGTCAATGGGAAGCCATGCAGCCTGTCCACGTTCCAGAACCCGAAACTCACGCCATGTTTCAGCGCGTTGTAGGCAATCTGGTAGAGGTCGGTGTCGAATTTGTCACCCAGCCCTTCCTTCACGCTGTCCTCGTCGAATGTCACGCCGTTGCCCAGGGAGTATGTACACCTCTGGGTAACCAGCCGCCGGAAGTAGTTCGACGCTATGCGGTTATTGCTGGCCGTATAGTCCACCTTGCGATTGCCAGAAAGATTATAGAAGTACCTGGACGCTTGATTGATGGTGGTATTCCGCTGGGCATCGTATTCATCGGCAGTCACCGCAAGCTTGTATTCCGGGCTGTTGATATGCTTGCCGATACATTGCCCGACAAACGCCGTCAGCCGCCCTTCCGCGATTGCCAACTGCAAGTCCTGATATGTCAGTAGCACGAGAATCACCTTCCATCCATCATGGAGCGAAGCAGCGCAATGATTCCTTCCTGCGCCTCTTTGTAGCCCCTCAGCCAAGCCTCAAACTCCGCAAGGCTATTGGTATACGGCCCTTGTACCGCCATTGCCTCAATGCGGTCTATGATGTTTTGGATTCCAGAATCGTTCATGCTTTATTCTCCAAACGGCGATTTGTACTTCTCGCCTTTACGCCTGTCAAAGTACCTACATACACAGGCGGCGCTGTCAGGCGCATCGTCGTGTTCCGCGTCCTCAGTGTAGTCCATAATCTGCGCGAGATAGTCCCGGTCAGTCCCTTCCAGCCATACGATGTTGCCCCACCACTTGCGCAGATACTCCGCGATTTTCATGTATTTGTTCTCATGCTCGGTGTACGGTCTTGCCTTGTAGCCACTCCGCATGATTTCCTTGGCGAGGAAGTTCTTGTCCGCGTTGCTCTCGCACATTATCGGGCCACATTTGAGCCGCTGGCAGTCTGCGATTATCTTGTCCAGCACCGTGTCAACGTGGCTATGCCACATCTGCCCGTAAAGGTATAGCGTGTCGCCCACGCGCTTGCCACAAGTGAACGCCGTAAAATCCTCACCACCATAGGCTGCATCGATGTGGGCGATGCCATCCTGCAGCAGGGTTACATCGTTCGTGAACCTCGGCGGGGTTGTGAACAGCGCATCCTCGGCAGCAATATGCCGTAGCTCATAGTTTGCCGCGAATAATGACGGCGACATGGATTTGCGAAGAACAGATAGTTGTTCCTCATCCAGCATCCCGGTAGAATAGCAGTCCCACATTTCCGGCTCTGGCATCAGCTCAAAAGCATCGTCCCTGTGCCACGGCGTACCAGTATTAAAAATGCGACCACCGGGATTTTTGATATTTTGAAGCTCTTGGTAGATATACCGTGTTCTCTCGCGTTCTGCTTTGCTTGTCCTGTCTTTGATGTTTACAATATCATCGGTGAATATGATGTCAAAGTGTTTACCAGTCAGGCTCCCGCCGATACCAACTCCGAGTAATTGCGCCGTACCTCTTGCATCCACGGAAAGGTTGGTTTTTATCTCATAGGAGTTATCAGTAACAAGTCGCAAGCCCACATCATAGATACATTGTACAAAGTATGCCGTTTGCGGTTGCAAAAGAATCTTTCGCACTTGTGCTATGATTTCTTTTATGTCGGCATCTGTTTTTCGAAGGAACAGGATTCGCGCATTTGGTAGTAGGACAATGATAATAGCTAACGCCAAGGAAACACATGTTGTCTTATAGCTCCCTCGATGCGCTTGTAGCGTATTATCATCCGTGGCCGTTATCATCCGCCTAATCCATTGGTTGTGGATGTCGCCCAGTTTCGTAAAGCCAACCATGTACCCAAACTTTGCAGGATGATTTATCAGAAATTCTACCGCCGCTTGCTTTGTCATTAGAAATCAGGCTCCGTAAATTGCGCCGTTTCCAGTCCTGCCTTTTTGAACATGAATCCTTGGAACACAAATGCCTTGCTTCCCTTGTCGTCCTCGGTTGTCATGTAATCCAACAGCTCGTTTTCGTCGCGCTGAATGCTGGATGCAATTTCTCCCGGAGAATCGCCCTCGTAGGTAAGGAGCTTATTATACTCGCCCCCTCCCGCATATTTAAGGCACAGGTTCATCTTACAAATCACTTGCGCCTGCCTCCTTCACCATGGTTTCAACCTCATCGACAACGCTCTGGTCAACATCGGCGACCATAACCTTATCAACGGGTTTGAACCCGGCTGTATCGCGCAGTAGCTCCCAGAACTTGGGATTGCCTTTGGACATTTCACGTACCGCAACCTTTATCATCAGTTCTGCGCCCGTGAGCGGGTTGCCGTTTTTGTCTGTTGACACATTTTCTTCAAGCCATATTGCGGCCTGACGGCGTAGGTCAGCGCGTTGTCGCCGCACTTCCACCGAACGCTTGCCGCCTCTACGTGCAATTTCGCGCTGCTTCTCGCCCTGTTTGAACGGCTTCCCTTCTGGTAATACTTGCCCATTTACAGGTGATGGAACGCGCCGCATATCAGCCATTTACAAGCACCGCCTTTTTGCCTGTGAACTTTTCCCAGCGGTTTATAGCTGCATCAACGTAACGGGGATCCAGCTCCATGCAGTATGCTTTGCATCCATCCTGCTCACAAGCCATAATCGTAGTACCGCTACCGCCGAAGACATCCAGCACCTTGTCGCCCTTGTGGGTGTTGTTGCGAATCAGGTAATCAAACAACCCT